ATCTTTTGTATTATTATACATCATGCCTTAATTCTTTTACTATACATCCCCTTAACATTATATTTTTTTACTATAGGGTGTGCTTTTTTTATTTCTTTTTTAGGTTTTATATATTTCTGTGAAGCTAGTAAAGCCAATGATGACGATATACTAGCATCGTACTTTGTTCTATTATCTATCTCAAATCTACTCCAATCATCTAAAAGCGTGTTAAAATAACATCTTCCAATCTCTCCTGTGTCTGCATTATAACCAACGTGGTCATATATATATGTTGCTATAGCCTCTGCTTGAGCATTTATTACTGCAGCACCTGATCCAGGTATTCCTTTTGTCTTTTGCTTTCCTCTACTCCACTCTGTGTGCGTCATATCTGGCCTATCCATTAAGTACTCATAGTATCCTCTATTTTCAAAATACTTTAGTATTCCTACTTTATTATTCTCTACTAATATTTGACAACCATAAAACACACACATCTTAATCATGTCTTCGTAAAATATCTCCGCTTTAGGAGGTCTATTAATGTACTCACACACAAACTGCATAGACGCATCACTTGCCATGCTAAACTTATGGAATACATGAGCAGCAGCATCAGACCTTCTACCATCCGTAGTGGTATCATGATCATAAGGGTCACATCCTGCAACCAAAGCATCTGATTTACCAGGGAACTTCTTGTTATACCTAGATGTAATAACATTTTGGTTTTGAAGCTCTGGAACCCAAGTAATCTCCCACTTACCTTTTCTGTGAGGTATCCATATAACCTCGCTGTCTTGTACGCCATTTTTCCAAACAAATTCTCCTCTTGTTGTAGGAGTATTATTAACTTCGTTATAATCCATCTGCTGATAAATCCTTTCGACATCAAATATACAACTTTGTGTGTCATTTCTAAATGCTTCCTCTACAGTAAATGGAAACTGACGCTTAAACTCTGATAACGCTGTTGTATCATCTTTTAAAGCATCTCTTCTATTCTGTATGTAATCTCTAGCACCAGTATCAATATACATATCATCAATACCCATAACTGGCTTGTCAGGAGTATCTATAACACTATATCCATACTCATCTATAAAACCTTCAAGATTATCATAAGCAGGTATGAATAATTTATACAAACCACTCTTTGTTCTACCGTTAAGATCTTTTTCTCCTATATCAGAATCATAGAATATGTCTTTAAACTCTGCACCACCATCTTGTTGTTTATTAGCAGTAGAACCCATCATACACTTTCCTACAACCTTTCTACCCAGTAGTAAACAAGTTTGAGTTACACCCCAGTTCTTTTTTATAGAGTTTTGACCTGTCCACTTACCAGCCTCGTCATGCACTAGAAGTTTAAGCTTCATGCCGTCATAACTGTTATCAGCAGTATTCCTCCAATCTATAATAGAATTAAGTGCTTCAGACTTTTCTATATGCTTTTGATTCCTTGTTATCTTCTTGGCAGGCTCTCTAAAAGCAAGCTCTACACGTGGATTACTAGAACCATCTTGTATAGGTTGAAAAAAGAATGGGTAGTTTCTATATATACGAACTACCTTATCTGTAAACATAGTTTTGGCATCAGCACCAGTTTTAGAAAGTAAACCAAAATTACTATCGTAAACTTGAGTAGCTTGATTAACTATTTCACTACTAGCCATGTAAGAAAAACCACTACGTCTGTTCTTAAGAAAACACATACCGTATGAGTTTTTGTCGTTTTTACACGCTTCCCAAAAAATAAAGAACGTTCTGTTAGCGTCCCTGTAATCAG